CACCCTTTCATCTTCCAATATATCCCCAAATGGCAGGTTTACTATATTGATATTTTCAGTCACAGTAGATGGGCTACCGCCCATGTCGTAGGTTGGACTTTGATATATTAAAGTTGATACTACAGTTATTGCAGATTTGGGGGAATTGCGAAATGTTGAGATAACGAGACTAAGCGAAAACGGCACTACATTAACCTTCGGGCATAAATATGATACATTAGATACTCTTAATGGTGTTTATGATTACAATACTAAGACGTGGTATAAATATGCAGCGGTTCAATCAACTGGTAAGCCGGTAGAATATGTTGGCAAGTTTGTAGTATCAATTTATAACATCGAATCAAAAAGAGCAGAAGAGCAGGGCAAGGATTCGACCGGTAGTAATACAAGTGAAGATATTTATAAAATGTCAGTTGTTGGAGTTGCTGTAGATGGGAAATATCCTATCCGGTACGCAGAAGTAACACCTGATTTATATTATGTGTACAACGTTTCTTATGCTGATACACGGTATAACGTAGAGTTTACGCCTCGCAATATGGCTAACCGGAAAATGGGTACGATCAATAGCAACTGTTATCCATCCACAGCAAATATTACATTCCTTAAATCAGACCGGTTTGGAGAAGCATATTCAGAATTTAGCGATGATGCAACAAGTTCTTTTTTCCCTATTGTTTATGAGAATAACTGGATAACTCCTTCATCAAGCCCTTTGCTTTGGTTGCCATTTAGCGTAAAAGCTGAAGCAATAATGCCTTTGGATATTGACGCTCTGATGTCCGCTAATCCTTACGGTGTTTTTACTGCAACCATTAACGGCGTACCGGTTCGAATATTCATTGACGAAATTTCCAACGCTCCGATATCAAGAGCCCAATTTAGTATCGAAGGGCGTTTTTCACCATCAACAGACATTACAAAACTTATTTAAATGGCAATAGTTGAAATACCTTTATTAAACTCTGAAAACTTCTATCCTGTAGGGGTTGATTTACTGCCCGGCTACCATACAAAGCACTTCTTAACCGATTGGTGGCAGGAAACGCTTTACTACTTTCAGAAGTTCAATAAATTCTATGATAATGATTGCCCACAATACTTTGTATTAAAGGAATTTACTGACAGGGTGTGCATTCAAATTGACGTGCCGGAAACATATATAGGCGTTAACCTTGTTTATGTAGATTCTGATGGAGAAATTCAGGGGTTAACATCTGTTGCCGCAAGCACAATGACGGTAACCGGTGACGAATACAACGGCATCCAAATGACCCGTTACCAATTTGATTTGCTGATGTCTGACAATTTCTCTACTGAACAAAAGTTTTTTTGGCTGCTAGATGTATTTGATGAAACTGCGGCAACAAATAAATATATTTCTGAACCTGTATGGGTAAAAGAAGAACACGAAGATACCATACTGATTGAATACAGGCACAGCAAGAATGATTATGATGTGATTTTTGTTGAAATGAGTGCAAGCTTTAGCCATAGGTTAAAAGGCAATCTTACTTTTACCAATAACAAACTTGAAAGAACTGTTTTCAGAAGCCAAACAGCGAAACTAAGACAGCTTTATGCAAGAAACTGGAGGCTTTACAAACTTGAATTAGGATTCCCAACAGATGGAGTAAACGATGTTGATATTGATAAGCTCGCAAACATTCAAAAGTGCGATGAAGTCTATTACGATGGCAAAAGATTAATCCTTGCAGAAGGCGCAGAAATTGAGGTGTCAGAATTTGGCAGTCGTTATCCTTTGCGAGTAGCGACTATTGACTTGGAAGAGTACGACCAGAAGAACAGTTCTGTATTTGAAAGCGGTGGCGAAGTTTATATTATGCCATTGGGTGCAGTTATTGGATTCCCTTACCTGATTACAAGTTTATCTTTGTCGGGCGTTGGTAGTCCGGGCGACCCATTCCCTGATTTTATGCTTTCTTATATAGCTGAATTATTTTCAGTTGAGATACTTGACAGCGCAGCAGAAACGGCTATGATAGCGCAATTAAATGCGGATGCTGCGGGGTATGGAATAACCGGAATATACCACGATGTAAGCGACTATCTATATTTCGCCCGTGGAACTGGAGAAACTTATGTTTTAAATAGCATTTCGCAGTTAATAAAACCATTGCGTATTGATTATGCCACAACTCCGACTGATACAACACAGACAATAACCGTTAATCAGTTAGGCTTAACCGTTATGTCTACAAGACGTTTGAGCGATGATTTGGAAGTGATACCACGTTATCAATATACCGGAGACTTTTCAGAGATTCTTGATATACCTGCCCCTGCTTATGATGATTATTATATGTACATCTATTGCGACAATCAACAATCAACCATTAGTATTTCAAACATTGGCAAAACAATTACTGCTGTTGCCGGTCAGGTTTCAGCAGGAATACAGCAAGTTAGCATTACAGGCGGAGACATAAGCTCTTTCGATGCAGCATTTTTAAGGAGCGCAGCAAGTACATTGAAAGGATACGATATGATTGATATGGGAATTAGTACCATTGATGCAGCAACCTTTACAATAATTAATACTAGCGACTGGAAACAGCTTAACAGATGGAGTTTTGAACTAAACGACTTTAATGTGGCAACCTGTGATTCTGTCTATAATGATTTCTATTCAAATATAGCATCATTCTATTTAGGGGCATTTGGTGACGGAGCAGGTACAATAAGTGTTATTAATCAAACTACCGCAGACAATCCGGGGGCAGGTTCGCTAACTAGCAGAATTGATTTACTAGCATTAGGGTATTACCCTGAATTTTAAAAACAAACTATGAGCGAAGTAACATATATTGATGGAGGGTGCGGCTGTTTGCGGCTTAATATCCCTGATTTGTTTGTTTTAGATTCAAATAAAACACCTTTTGAGTTTATCCGGTCATCCGGTATTATCCTGAATGGGGTTTTTGTTGCCTTTTCTGTTGTGAATTTCGCAACAAAAGCAGAGATAGTATCATATTTTAATACTACATTTGTGGTAGAAAACAGCTATAACAGCAGGGCTTATCTCGAAGGCTCTAAAATTATGCTCATTAATGTTGATAATTTCACAACAGCAGAACTTATGATAGAGTACGGAATCAAGGCACTAAACATCAAAATAGGCACTCCCGACCCGCTTATAAATGCGGATTATGATTTAGAATTTTCAAACCCTGTTTTTGCTGATGGGTTCTGTTCTATTTCTGCGCCGGAGTTTCTTAATCTTAAAGAAATTGAACTAAGGATTTCAAACATTACAAGTGAACCGGTTGCAGGGCAGCATAAATATTATGCAGTTGATCCTGACAATGACGAAAACGGTCGATTTGACTTCTATTTCCCTATCGAAAATTCAAACGCTTACGCTTCATTCTCCCAAATATCAGAATAATGAAAAGAATATTATCAGTACTCTTTATACTTGTTTCTTTTGCTGCAAAGTCTCAAAATCCCGTGCCGGTTGGGGCTAAAAATTCCCGTGTGTATGTTCAAGGCTTAGCATCAATGGATTCGATGTTTAATCTGCGTCTATACGATACGGCAACAACCAAAGCAGCATATCCGGCTACAGCTGCAAGCCCTGACAATATGAAGTTTCGTTTTGCCCGTCAAAATGGTAGGCTTTACTGGAATCCAACAGGCTTAAAATTTGTCTATTTGGATAGCGTACAGGCATCATCAGTAATTGATACCATTAGCTTATCAAACAGAATAGATGCAAAGGTTGGCTATCTAGATACTGCCGCTATGTTATTGAACTATGCCAAAAAGCAAACTTTAATAGACACGGCAAACGCAATACAGAACAGATTGAATGCTAAAGTAGGCTATGCAGATACCGCAGGAATGCTAGCTAACTATCAAAGGTCAGCAACAGCGGTAAAATATGCGGATACGGCAGCTATTGTCGCAGGGTATTTGCGTAAAGGCGATACTGCTTCAATGTTGGCTAATTACCTGCGTAAGGTAGATACTACAGGTAAATTCCTTACAAGTGTAGTAAAGCGAAATGATAGCTTCTTTTATGTAAAGAATGGCTCTTATGTTTGGTTTGGTGGGGACAATGGGGCTGCAGGCGTAACCTATTTATGGAGCGCAAAATTAAAAGACCATTTCGAAGCAGGAAAGATTACAGGCGTAAGCGATGGTGCAGCTTTAAATACTTGGACAAATACAGGTTCAGGAACTTTAAGCAATCTAACTTATGACGTTACAGCCCCTACTTATGTAGCCAATTACAGGGGGATGCCTGCCGTAAAGTTTACACGGGCTTCAAGTACTTCAATGACATTTACCAATCAGACATTCAAGCAATGTGTGGTAGTTTGTAATAATGTGGATGGTGCGACCTTCGCAGATTATGAGGGATTAATGGGTAATTCCTTATCAGGTGCGGATTGGCTTTGGTATGCAGATGCAGCGGGCGCAGCTACAGGAATGACGCAAGCGGGTGGTGATAGGTTAATTACACAAGCATTTGAAACTTCTACTAATACTTTTGCGCCACTATCTCAAACAAAAATTACAACGTTTGTATCATCTGCGGGCATTAGTTCACGAACTACAAGAGTGGGGGCTTTTTGGAATTTAGCGGGTCGGTACTGGAACGGCTATATACAGGAAATATTGTTTTTTGATGCAGTACTTACACAAGAAGAATACATTGCTTTGCATCAATACCTAACTGCGAAATATGCAGTATTTAAGCCTGTGCAGGTGTTTGTGGATGGGAATAGTTTGTTTTCGGGTGGTTACACTGGAGTTTCTGCGTCACAGTCAGCAGGTGCGCAAATAGAGAAAAAAGCAGATACCGTAACAGGTTCTAAAGTCTATTTCTATAATGCTTCGCAAGGCGGCTCTGTGCCTGACCAAAACACATTCAATGCGCAGCAAATCACAGGAATGAATTATAGGCAAAATTATCAGCCCTTATTCGCAAGGCAAATAGATATCTGCTATTCTTACACAAATCTTGGAACAGGAGTTGGCGCAGCAGCAGCCTATATTACTGATTTGAATGAATACATTGATGTAGTAACTACTGCTAATCCAAATTTAGAGGTATGGGTTCCGACCCCGCTTTCCTGCGATACTTCGCTTTATGAAGAATCAGAGAGACAGCTAGTCTTAACCTATTTGCGCAATAGGAAAAACACCAAAAACTTTAAGGTCGCAGATATAACCAATCCGACATTCGATGCAACGGGAGCTTATCTGAATAGTGCTGTGTTTGTAGACGGCATACACATTGCTAATGCTTATGTCCCTGTTTGGGCAGATGAAATAATCAAACAAGTATTCCACTACTATGGTCAAGACTAACCACAAACATCAATTAAACTTAAAGCAAAACAAGATGTACATACAATCCTTTCCTATTCCTACTAATGCTATTTTAATAAATGAAATAGGCAATCAGTATTATCAAAATAGCCCTGTTTCAGAGTTGGCGGGGTATAGTTTATTTCAGGACGAAGACGGTAATTGGTGGTTGGATAATGATACCACATTTCAGCAAGAGCCTGCACCTGTAGAGTTGAAATATATCATCGTTGGTACTACTGTTATTGATATTTCAGTTAGCATTTCTTTCATTGGTACAAGACCACATCGTCCACGCTAATGACTGCGGCTGTTAGATATGCTATAAGGTTCATTTTGGCGGGCTTTACCGTGTTTACTATCGGTATGGCTGCAAGTACTTTTATAGATAGTCAGATAGGCAAAGGGAGTGAATTAAGCTATCAGGTTTTCGGTATGGGCTTAGCGTTATGCTTATTGTCTATTGCTTATGCAGGATATAGCGTAACAAACCACCAAACAACTTTAGGGCGGTGGTGTATATTTTACTTCATATTGGCGTTTTCAAACTTAGGAGATGAAATACTGAAAACGGCATCAGAATTACAGTGGAGTGAGTTTTGGTTGGCGGGTGGTCTCTTTGTTTATATAGGCGTTATCGCTAAACAAAAATATTATAAATGACATTACTAGACATTGCACAAATAAACGAAATTATGAATGCTGGGCGCACATTGTTGGGCGTATTTTTCGCCATTGGGGCATCTATTTGGACGCTTAACAAGCTATACCTGCAAGGTAAGTATCAAACTAAAACAGAGAGCGCACAGGCATTTGAAAAGCTACAGCTAGAGATACATACTCATAGTGTCAAAACAAGCCACGAAATCCATTTACAAAATGAAAAGCTGAATCGTATGGAAAAGGACAGCGAAGTATTCAAAGCGAAATACACGGGAGATATGGACTTGCTAAAAGAGCAGATGAAAAATCAATCAAATGTATTAGCTGACATATCCCATAAGGTGAACAATTTGGCAAGCCTTAAAATCCCTTCAATTATTGAAATGATGATTGAAGAAAAGTTCGAAAAACTAAAATAAAACATACCTATTTATGAAAAAATCAGCCATTGGCACATTGAATTGGAGTGACGCAGTTAAAGGACTTGCTTTGGCTGTTTCTTCTGCCGTTCTTACAGCATTAACTCAAATGCTTACACTTGTACCCCCTGCTATTAATTGGCGTGAAATAGGGCTTGTTTCTGTAATTACAACTTTGTCTTATTTGGGCAAACAGGTAAGCACAAACAGCGATGGTAAGCTTCTAAAAAAAGAAGACTAATGAAATACTTAGCCACAAACGATAAAGCAGGGATGATACTTGTAATAAGTGTTACGCTTATTGTTTTGGGTATGGCGGTATATTTTAAACTACTTTAAAAATAAGATTATGACACCAGACGACATTATAAATGAGCCGCAGATTACAAAGTATCGTGCGGATATTGAGGCGTTAAGCCTGAATTACGAAACAGTAGTAAGCGAGGCTTTAGATGCCGCAAATAAGACTATCCCAATCCCTACATATCCCGAAGGCAAAAGAGCAAATCAGGTTTTTGCAGAGCCGATGGATAAAAGTGCTATAATCTCTTTTGTAGTTAATTTCATTTTGGGAGTCCTGAAAGAGAATATCAAACCAAAGCGTAAAGGGTGGCAAATTGTTTGGGATGCTGTTTTTTCAATCGTTCCGCAGTTCCTTAAAAAGAAGAAATAATGAACATTTCAGAACAAGGCAAGAGCCTGATTAAAGGATTTGAAAAGTGTAGATTGAAGGCTTACAAAGTAACGCCTGATGGACGGTGGACAATTGGTTGGGGTTCGGAGACATACGCAGACGGACGAAGCGTAAAAGAAGGGGACGTTATCACCCAAAAAGAAGCGGATATCCTATTTGATATGACAATAGGACGCTATGAAAGCATAGTAAGAGATAATGTAAAGCGAAACGTAAAACAGAATGAATTTGATGCGCTAACGTCTTTTGCTTACAACTGCGGTGCGGGGTACAAAGTAAATAATACTTGGACGAAATACAACATTTGGAATAAAGCAACCCGAAACGTCCCTGCTGATGAAATGATACCTTATTGGCAATCTCTTTGCATTACATCAAATAAAAAGCCAATGCCAGGATTAGTGAGGCGCAGAAAATCAGAAGTTCATCTGTATGTTTTTGGCGAACTTGATTTCTTTGAATAATTCCCTTACATTTGTATCTGCTTCGTGGCCGCGGACGTATTGGATTGCGTTATTAGACAAAGTCCCCTGATTATTCTTTAGCTTTAATTGTGGGCAAACTATTTAGCAGAAATGCTATCTTTTTGAAAGCCGTGGCGATGTGTCACGGCTTTTGATTTTCAAAATACAGTATATACATCTTACGAACAAACCGCCTTTCTTCTTTAAGACTATCAATTTGGGCTTTTAGCCTGTATATCCTCTTAAATCCAAGTTCAACTTCTCTATCTAAAGAATCCATATCAATATTGGCAGGAACTGGCTTTTGGTATATCTCTAATTCATTCCCATCAACAAAAATAGCTGTTGGCTTTACCTTGCCCTGCGAAAATCCCGAAAGCGGAAACAATAAAAATAAACCTATCAAGTACTTCATATTTCTTTAGCTGTTAGTGGCAAACTGTTTGTTAAGGTTGAAATACAGATTTTACAAGTTCATTTACACGCTCCATAAGTTTATCATAATCATAATGGTAAATGTCATAGAAGCCGACAGAATTTCTAGGGTAAATGGTGAAGTTTAAAATAGTATTATTCTCAATCATCTTTGCAAGGACTTCTTCGCCAATATCTTCTCTGTCTTCTTCGTTGCAAGCAAAAATAATATCAAAGTACTCTGTTACTGTTTGGAAGTTATCCCTATGAGCATTAACCGTAAGCTGAAAATAAAAAGGATTTAGCGCAATTAGTTCTTTCATAATATTTTTTGTTTTATCTCCTATTCCTGCTTAGTAAGGGAGAGGGGGGAAGAATTAATCGATTTTAAAAACTTCAATAGTATCGTAAGGATGTAATGAGTAATCGGTAGTATCAAACTTTCTGCTGAACTCTAAAAATTCATTTGGGTAGCAAAAATAAAGAGCGTGACCACCTTTTACAAGGTTAATTACTGCAACTGAATCACAGCCCGTATTCATTCGGTAGCCTTCAGGCATAGGAAACATTTTTGATTTCTCGTTAATAACAATCATATCATCTAAATGCCCTCTGAAATCTTTATATTTAGAGTATCGAATAGCAAAGAATGTGGCAACAATAGCCCACACTAGGACAACAATTTTTAAGTATTTCATAAGTTATTTATTTAAGTTTTGAAACCAATTTACTGCTTCGTATAGAGCTTCGAAGGCTTCTGATATTGTGCCGTGAGTGAGTTATGTCTTTATAAGCGTAGTCCTATTTATAGACCGCCCATATATCATTGCCATTAACTTGTCGTATGAAATTCCTAAACTGTCGGCAGCGTCTTTCCCGCTATAATAGAAAACGCCTGTTTGGGTATCCATCAATATTGCCGCATTTGAATAAATCTGCGCTTGAAACGAATGTCTAACGTTTTCGGCATCTGTACACCATTCCAAATTCTCTACTCTATTGTCAGTTCTTACGCTGTTGATGTGATTTACGAGAGGCTTGTTATTCTTGTTTTCAAGAAAAGCCAACGCAACTAACCTATGTATATAAAATCGTTTACCAACCCCTTTTTTGGAAAGTGTTGCCCTTTTATAACCTGTTTGTGGGTCAGGAGCTTGTAACATTAAGTTTTCCTTTTTAGTAACCCAATATTTTAATTTTTGTTTTCTTGAAAGAGACTTTAGCCTGCCAAGATTACTAACCTCATAAAATCCCTCATAGTTTGCAACTGGCATCCAAATTTCATCAGGCAACTTTGCAATCTCTACATTCTTTTCAGTATTTGTCATTTGTTTTATTTATTGAATGTTTCGTTATAATATTGTTCTGCGTCTGTTAGGTTGCTTGATTCTGCATATTGTCCGCTTTGGTATGCTTCGGTTATATGCTGCTTTTCAGTGGCTACAAGTTCGTCTATTTTCTCCTTTAAATAGTCTACTGTACAAACAAGCCTTTGACCATCTAATGAAGTCCATTGATGCATAAACTCCTTTAATTGCTGCAATGCTGTTTTCTTTTCCATTTTTTGTTGTTTTTTTTGTCAATCTTTTAAACTTCTGATATTACTATTGGAAGCAATACAGACTTTATTTGTGGGGGTGAAGGTTATGGTAAAAGGGAAACAGTTGAATTTTTAAAGCTATAAAGCATATAATCATTGTGGGTAAAACGATATGATATAGTAGTTTAATCTCGGTTGGCTTTCTGAATTTCAATTCGTACCAAAGCCCAAAAATTGGGATAAAGGTTTTTGCTATTTTCATTTGTTGTTGTTTTTGCCAAGAGCAATACAGACTTTGTTTGGGGGGTTAGGATAAAATAAAAACAGTTGAATTTTTAAAATCGTCAAAACAGTTATTACCATATCCGTTCATTGCGTTTGTAATAAACCACGTCCCGTTAGCAAGGTCTTTTTGAATCCTAATCATATAATGTCCATCAAAATCAACATCGACAATTTTAGCGTCTAATTCAGACTTAGGGAATCTAACAATAAGCGTTTCAATAACAACCCTGACTGTATTTTCTTGCTCTGCAAAAATTGAGTTTTTGTAATAATTATTTTTGGGGCTATTCCCTTGCTTATCCCTGCAACAAATATCACAAGGGTATTCCTGATTAACATGTGGATGAACTTCGCAGTATCCTTTTCGTAAATCGTTTCCGTGAATGTCAAATTTCATAACTATTTCTTTTGATTTTTTTCGATTAACTTTTTTTCTTCTGCCTTCACCAATGGTGTAAATTTAGCTTTCAATATTTCCCTGAATTCTTCTCTTACTCTAAAGGATATGGTTTTTGTCTTGAATCCTTTGGGTGGGCGACCTGCTCCGGGTGCATTCTTTCGCATTGACTTTTATTAACAGTTAAGGTTGTTTTGGTGGTTCAGGGATTAATATCCAATGGGTCACTTCAAGGCTTTCAGAGGAGTGAATATGGCTTATGCTCCAAATCCCATCCTCATCTTTCCCTGTTACATTTTGATAACAGCCCCCACCATAAGAATGACCCTTCCAAACCACAACACAATTAATCCTGTCGCTCCAATGATTAACTTTTGGTAGCGCATCTTTTACTGAAATCCATTCCATAGTTTTTATTTTTATTCCTCAAAGATAGTTAAAATAATTATTGTAAACAAATATTATTGCAAAATAAAATGCACAAATCCTGCACCAAAGCCCCCTTAAAAAATGATTAAAACAAAGTAATTCAATTGATTGTGGAGGTTAAAAATAATCCAATCCGGTTCACTTAAAAATTCAGCATTAGTCGCTATTACAGCGGCTATTGTTGTTTTTGACTGGTTCTTAATCACTAAAAAGTGGTAGAAAATGCGAGAAGGAAGTAGAAAGTGGAATAAAAATGCACTAATGTTGCACCAACGATTTATAAAAAATGCACCAAAATGGCAACTGCGGTTTGTAAGATACATAGCCACGTCAAAGCAGACGGGACATCACAAATATACATTCTTGTTTCGAACGGGCAAAAAAGGAATAAAAAGCCTGTTGGGTATTCTGTTGAGCAAAAGTATTTCAATGCTGAATTAGGGCTTGTTACGTCCAAAGTAGCCAACTATAAAAACATCAATGCAAAGATTAATTCAATGTTGGGCGAGTATCAGTCTAAGATTGAAGTAAGCAAATTGACAAATACAGATTTTTCTTTGGATGGCAGGTCGGTTAAAGTCCCAACGTTTTACGATTTCTCAAAGAATGAATTAAGCAATCAATCAGACAAAGCAAGCGGGACAAAAAGGCATTATAATGTTTGGCTTAACCGATTGAACAATTACGACAGCACGACCAAAATAAGCGAAATAAATTCTGAATGGGTAAATAGGTACAAAGTTTACTTAATGAAGAAAGGAGGGGCAAATGAAACGCCTATCGGTAAGGCTGCGCTCTATACAGTATTCAAGTTGCTTAAAAAGATAATCAAAGCAGGAATAAGAGATGGGTATATTACCGTAAACGTCCTTGCCAATGTAGATTTGCCCAAAGAGCCAAAAGTTACCAAAAAGAAATACCTTACCCCTGACGAAGTAGCGCAATTTGAAAATGAAGCGTACAAGCCCGAAAATGAACATTTCAGACGCTGTACGCTATGGCAGATATACGGGTTTTATTCGGGGCTAAGGATTTCAGACTGGTACATTTCCAACCTTACGGAATTTTTAAAGCAGAAGAAAGTTGATTTGAAGCAGACGAAAACGGGCGGTGACGTTCTTATACCCTTGTACCCAAAACTTGAAAAAGCAATAGAAAACCTTATTGAATTAGGTCAGTCTCCTTTATCGGAGCATCAACATAACCTTACCTTAAAATCATTTGCCATTACAGCAAAGATTAAACATGATATGACATCACATTTTGCTCGTCATACCTTTGGGGTTTATCTTGCTGAAAATGACGTTCCCCCACAGGTAGCAATGAAGTTATTAGGGCATAAGAATATAAGGGAAACAATGATATACTATGAGCTTACACATTCTAAGATAGCAAGCGTAGTGTTAGATAAGCTAGGCTGATTATTATTTTTTGCGTTGAACTTGATATAATTCAAGTTTCAAATCTCTTAACTCACATTCTAAATTAGACTTTTCGTCAATCAGCTTTATGCTGTCTTTACCCTTTCCCGCTATTTCAAACTGCTGTTTTTCTCTATTAGATAGGGCAGCTATTTTAGCAATAAAGCTATTGCTTGTCCTTTGCTCAATGCTTTTGTTTTCATCAAGTAGTTTCTGCGCTTCAATTCTAATGTTGCATATTTCACTTAATGGGTTAGCTTCAAGCAAGAAATTAACACCATCTAATTTTTTATTAACCTCTTTAATGCTCTTAATAATTACCTGCTCTTTCGTTGTCATAATTAAGCTGATTGTTGTTTTTTAAATTCCGTTGCAACGCTGTTCAGGTCGTACCAAATATGATTCTCTTTATCCTTGTATTGAGTAATGTATTTCTTCTCTCTTGCCTGTCTTAATTCTTCTTTATTGGTGAAAATAGTTGTAGCAAAAACCTCTTTAGCCTTTACCCAATTAGGGCGGTTATTTAGGTTATCTTCTTTTGTCATAAGGGCTAAAACCTTTTTCAGCAATGATTTTATTTCTTCTTGGTTTGACATAGCTTAGTGTTTTAAAATAAAAAACCGCTTAATAGCGGCTAAGGGTTTAACGTTTTTTATGTTTTGTGAATAGCTCTTGGTAGCATTCATTTTGATACGCTTCGAAATTTTCTGCTGCAATATCTCCTGACATTCCTAGTCGCCAAAACTCAACCTTGAAATCTTCAATATCCTGAACGGGCTTTGGCACATCAATTCTGTAAATTCTGCAATACTCATCTATAACATCCTTACATTTTGCTGCCATTTCATAGCGTTCTTCATTTGAAAGCCTATCCATTACCTTTTGCATTACATAAATTCCGTGAACGCATAAAGCAGAAAAGTATCGTTGGTGCGATTTGTTTAAAGTTTTCATTACTTAACTGTTTTAATGATTTGAAGATTGTTCGCTGCGAGGTAGTCGGTAACAGCGGATAAAAAAGCGTGTGGGATTGCAATATCTTCATAAATTTTATTAGCAATTTCTTTTGCATCCAACACTTCAACTTCTTTTGCTCTCATTGGTAAATTCTTCTCTGCCCATTTTTCAGAGTGTTCTATTAAATACATCTTAGTCATACTTTTTTAATTTACTTATAGGAGTTAAAGTAATCTAACTGTTTTTATAGTTTACTTTTAAATTTTCGTGGTTAATAAGGGAGGTGATGGATTCTAAATCTTTTGCGCTCAGGCAAACTTCATAATCCTCAAGGTAATTCTTGATTGATGCCGCTGCTTCCCCTAGTGCTACCTCAATAGCGTTTCTCTGAATTGCTTTTATAAATCCCAAAACAGGCTTATTGCTGTTTAATATGTCTGCCATCCATTCTTCGGCACTTTTTAGTTCTGTCATAATAAATTATTTAGTTGATTTAGTCATTGGGCAGGAGAGATTTGAGATTAGTATGTGCTTGTTTTGTTTATTTCTTCGAGCAATTTATCAGCAACCATAAACGAAAGGCGTTTTAAGGTTAAAAATAGGCTTCCCCAATCCTCACGTTTGTTAATAACGTTTTTTACAAACCATTCTCTGTCTGCAAATTTGTTGTTCAGGTCTAATATCCACGTTACTGACAAATCATCTTTAGGGGGCAATTCTCCATTGTGCATCATTCGGTATAGCTCAATTGAAAACCAACTATCATCAGTAGTCCAAGTTTTATGTGCATCGTGAATTTTATACAATTCAAACATTTGTTCTTTAGTCATAGTGTTTGTTTGGTTTGAAAATTGGATTAATTAAACTTTCGGAATTTTCTTTATTCAGTAATGCTGCTATTCTTTCAGCAAAATTCTTTGCGTTTTCATATCCTACATGGTCGGCATTTAAAATATCTAAACCGCCGTAAACGTCTTCTGTTTGTATGTGAAAGAACCCTGCGTATTCAACAACGTGAAATATTTTCTTTGGTTGAACATCAGGATTATTAGTATAGCTTTCTGCTATTTTCATAATAACTTCTTCCTCGTTAATGTTTAGTCTTTTTAGGATTTCTTTTACTTTGTCGTTGTTATCGCTCATTTTGTTGGGTTTGATAGAGTGAATAAAGTTCTTCTTCTGTAAATGTTTCGCCTGTAATAACCTTAACCCAAGTCCCACGATGATTGGAATAGGAAAAGTTTTTAGAGAACTCTAAAACGGCTATTGCGTCCAGCTTTGAAATTTCAGCACAGGATTCAGCGGCTTGCTCAATGTAGAAATGGTCGTGAATCCCATCGTATCTCCTTTCGTTTTTAATTGCTTCGAGCATTCTTTCTTGTAGTGTATTCATCTGATTTGTGTTTTAGGATTTTGATTTACGTTCACAATCGTTTTCAAAACAAAACCTCATTTTAATCATTTCTGATTTTGGGATGGTTTCGACAGTTAAATTGTGCTTTGCGACTTCTTTGTAAAAATCTTTTCTCATTTTCTCGTCTTTTTCGAAAGTTTCGGTACAAGTGATAGTTATTAATCCCTTACAATTAGGGCATCTTGAAACTGTACAAGGTTGTATCATTTTTTTAATTTTTAAGTTCGTAAAGTAATTGTGCATTCGTTTCAAGTAGGTTTAGTGATGCGCAGAGGGATTGGAGGCTTTCTTTTGCAGTTTTCAAAAGGTATTCGTGAAAGGGCATATTATTTCTGTAATCTAAATACCCATTCACTCCAAAACCTTCTACCAAAATATTACAAACACTCTCCGTTACCTCTCCTATGCTTCCTGCTAGTGTCCAAGAACCGGGGGGTAGCGTAATTGAGTTTCGTCCTACACCATCAAAAAAGTAATGATACCAAGATAATTTACTGCCACTTTTTGTCACATCAACAGAAAATGCTTTATCAATCCATTTTACACCTTTTATTGCATCCTTTGGCACTTCTACAAACAATAGGTTCGCCTTTTCCGTTGAAAATTGTTTTATGTTTTCCATTATTTTATGGTGGGGGTTAAGTCAACGTCATCAATTTCAACCTTCCATTCGTAGCAATGGCGTTCTTTAATATTATCTGAAAGCCATTCTGCTGCTTCCTGATAGAGATGCTCATTAAGGGCTACCTTATGCCCTCTCCTGAACGCTGTTTCTATTTGGGTTAATACTTTCTTAGGCATGTCAAACTGACCAATGCCAACTTTATAAGAAACTGTTACCTGTAAATTTTTCACTTTTGCCATAACTTAAATTTTTTCGATTAAAAAAGGGTTAACAAATGTTTCATCTATACCGTGGGATTCAAGCCAAGATTATTTGTCTTGTTCATCAAATGCCATCCATATATCTGATAAGGTATCTAAGTCAATTCTGTTTTGGGTATGTACCCATTTATCAAACCTTTCATCAAGTAAATAATATTCTATGACGTTTATACATCCTGCGCTTTTAAAGAGCCATTTGTTAGATTTAAAATCATAGCATACTACCGATAATGTTATATCTCGACCAATTGTTTCGCACTTAGCAAAATAGAAGCTAGATATGTTTTGCCTTAAACTAAATTCATCTGTGCCTATTGGCGGGATTTCAGATGATGGTTTTACAATTAAAATTTTAGTTGTCATATTTTATCTTTTTTGTTTGTCCATTTGAGCAATAATGTATCTGTTCTTTTCTAGGTAGTGCATAAAGTCATAAGAGGATGATTTAAGGTAATCCTGCCATATATCCCTTAGCTTTTGACCTTCTATAAGTTTTCCTTTGGTGTTTTTGCCTCCAATGTTTACTTCGATTGTCGTTGTTTCCATTATGCAAGTTCTTTTTGATTTTAAGCGTTAAGCCTTTTAAATTCTTCGAATTGCGCTTCTGAATAGCCTAATTTCTCTCTGTATTTCTCCCGAAGGTCTTTGTGTGGGACATGAGTATTTAGCATCAATTCGTAGGCTTCTAATTGCTCCATTCTATACCCTGCATCCCTTATCAGTAGTTCAAACTCCTTTACTGTTTCAAAGTCTGCATATTGCATAGCCCTTATAATTCGTTTCTTTGCCCCTATGTATTCTTCGTAATCAGAAGCATCTACATTCTCTATTATTTGGCTTACAACGTCATTAAATGGGCTAAGTTGCTTTATGTACTTTTGGACGCTTTCAAGAAACTTTTTAGTATTTACTTTCAGTTCGTGCTTATACGATGTAGGATTGTAAACCTTTGGCAGATTTTCCATTTCATCCATTGAAATAAGAAGGGTGCTTAGTAAATGAAGCAGCGGCAGTAGTTCTTTGTTTGTCATCAGATTAGATTTTTGTGTTTAGGTATCGCAATGCTTCTTCTGTTGTGGCAATCCTGAATTCATCTCCTTTATCCATCAAAGGCTTTACTACTCCATAAGTAGCTATAACACCTTGCCAAACTATAATGTCAGTTTCTCTTATTTGTGTGTTCATAATTCTATTTTTTAGTTTTTATCAATGCTAGTTTTGCGGTGAAGTATTTGCGTATGCGGATAAGGTCTTCCCTTTGCCACTTGTGAACGCCTTGCAGTTTGTCAAGTCGAGCTTTTTCATCCAATGACTCTACAAATTCTGCGCCCTTTCTTTCGGTAAGTCCAATTCGATAGCCGCTTTCATTTCCGTTTTCGTATAGGTTACATCTTTGGCAACCTCCAAAAACATTTTCTTCGTCAAACTTTAAACGAGGGAACTTGTGAGCAGGCAAAAAGTGGCAAGCCTGAAACGAAGGCATCCAAGGAGTAGAGCAACTTATGCAATTCAGATTTTTATCCCTTTCTCTTACATAAGCGTGAAAAGCATCCACAGCACATTTAATCAGGTTAGGAATAGTCTTTCTTTCTTCGTAATCCCGTGAAGCAGCTTTAAAATCATCCCGCTTCTTAACAATAGGAGCTACAACCTTTTTAACCATCTTTTGCCCTTCTTCTGAATCTGCGAGCCATCTGTAATAACAAGACTGACATAATCCATAAGTCCGAAACATAGCGTTCTTCGAGCATCCATAACCAACGGCACGACCTGAACCTTTGCATTGCTTCTCTTTCGGCACTATCGCTGTTCTCTTTATTCCTTTTCGTTGATATGACATAGTAGGGGGTTAGTTTGTTGTCCATAATGTAGGCGCTGACTTTTCGAGCTTTGATTTTGCGAAACCGAATTGCTTTATTTCTTCTTTTGCCAGCTTTTCTTCTTCAATCCAGTTCTTTGCTTTGGTGAAAAAGTCTTTTTTAATCTCAAATCCATATCCTTTTCGGTTCAATCTTTCAGCGGCAACTATTGTACTGCCACTCCCTGCGCAGGGGTCAATAACCACGTCCCCTTCATCGGTGAATATTTCAATTAATGTTTTCAGAAGTTCAACGGGCTTTTGGGTAGGGTGTATCTTTTCGCTTTCATTATCTCTAGGCCAGTCAAGACAATTAAATATCATCTTGCCATTATTCCTGAATTTTGGTAGCCTGTCTCTGTAAAGGATTAAGCCGTATTCACAATTCCCCACAACTTTCATATTGGCTTTTAAAACCTGTGCTGAAAAGTTTTTACGGAAAACAAGATTGATATAGTTGTTAAGCCCGTATTTCTTCGCCAATTCGATTAAATACATTTGCTGGTCAAAAGCGCAAAAGATAATCATACAAGGAGCGTCCCCTTTCTGCCTTGCCTCCCCCTCAACTTTCTTTGATGGCTTTGTTTCAGATTTCAGCATTGTACTACAGAAGTGCATAAACTCTGCTGGTCTAAAATCTTCATCAGTATCAAAAAAGCTTTTACCTGCCAAAGCACTTTCCCCATTTGCGTTGTCCCCATCTTTATACCATGCAGGATTAGAGGCGTAAGCGTTATTCCCCAAATTATAAGGAATGTCTGCTATGATTAATTGTGCTTTTGGTATAGCGTATGACTTGTAATTCTGAAAGTGGTCTCTATATATCATCTTGACTATTTTGCATTAAAAAAGCCCCTGTTACGGAGCTATGTGAGTTTATTGGGTGAGGGGGGAGATTAAGAAAGCTTTTCGTTTTCTAATTTTTCAAGGGTAGCAAAGTAGCCAGCACCATCCACGAGGTTATCTCTTTTTGGTTTGTACATTTGTCGTGCCATTTTTAGAGCTACCATACATAAGCCAACTTGTTCAGGCGTTACCTTATGGCTTAGAATTACTGACCAAAAGTCTGCTGTAATCTGAAAATTCTCAGTTACACGTCCGTAATCCGCTTGTCTGTCACCGTAAACGCATTTTTGCGCCTCTTGTAAAATTGTTTCTTTATTATCCATTGTTTGTGTTTTTAGTAAATTGAATTAATCTTTCTTTCATTTGGTCGTAAATAATTAGCAATGATTCTGCGGCAGTCCTCATTTTGGTATCCCAATGCTGTTTATGAATTTCATTGCAAAACGCATTCCTTTCTTCGAATACCGCTTCTAAAAATTGTTCTTTATCTGACATTTTTAAAAGTGCTGCATCAAACCCCGCTATAAAATCAGGCTTAATAGCCATTGCTTCATTAACTGGTATTTGTCTGTAATTAATCTTTTCAGACCTTACCCTTAATTGTTCAAGCGTATAGTCATCCGCTAATTTTTCTTTATTCATAGTAATATATTTTTAAATTGCCTGTTTGTATAGGTTGTAGAAGTTTATAATGTCGTCCTTTGTTTTCGGGATGGGTATTTGGTTAGCCTTGCAAATATTTTCTATCTGCCCTGCTTTTCGTAACGAGTACCATTCTAAAGGTTGGTAAGTTTTGGTTTTAACTTTCGATACCCTTACTTTCCGCACAGCCTTTTCTTTTTCTGTATAAAATACTCTGGGCGTATATTCTGATTTATCCTTTACTAAAGTGTAAACAAAATCCCTGCCAACTTCTTCTTTATCAATTAACCCCTTTTTTGAAAGTTTAAACAAGGCATTTCGTGTTGTTGCTTTTTCTAGTTTCGTTAATGGCTTCCCTTCTTGCAGCTCCATTTTATCGAATATCTTTTGAAGAAATACACTTTCGTTTATTTCTAAAGCGTTCAATATCTTCTGCATTATTGTCATTGAATAGTTGTTTTAATGTTTTATCGTTAATAATCATTCCTTCGTAATCAGGATTTAAAGTGTACCATAAACCGTTAACCTTTACAAATCCATTCTTTTCTATAAAGTCCTTTAGTCGTTCCAAAATTCTTTGCTGGGTCTTTGAACTGATTGAACAGGTAGTTTTGCAGATTCGTATTCAATTTCTTTTTTTACAAAATCGGGTTCTGCATCAAAAAATCTCATTCCGTTAAACGTGCAATGGATATTCTTTTTTGGTAGAAGTCTAAGTTTTGCCACAATGATTTTAGCTTTACCTTCTGTACTGTTACCATCTGCATCATTTTCTATCCCGTGATGTTCAGGTCTGAATGGCATTAGTATTACATCTGCTGCCTGCTCAATACCACCTGCATACTTAATATCCGTTGGTTGGTGCATACGTTTGTCGGTAAGTTCTTTTCTTGCCAACTGCGCCAATGCAATAACTGGTATATCAAGTTCTTTAGCTAATTCTTTCAGCTTATTTGCAATGGTGGTAAATTTCTGTTCAGGGTTATTGTATTCAATATCTGTATTAGCAAGGTGTATATGGTCAATAAACAACTGTTTTATTTGGTATTTATCAACCCACATTTTACCAACTGCCTTTATTTCACTAATTGTCATTCCTGCCTTATCGGTAATATGAAAAGGCATTTGCTCAATTTTGGAAACATACTGCCCGACTTTTATTACATCATCCATTTTTGCACCACCTTGCATAATTGATTCGGTATTAATATTCAATTCTGTGCAAGACATCATTAACATCAATTCTTTAGTTGCCATCTCTAAAGAAACATACCCAATCGGGATACCCATTTTTAAACTGTGGTGTGCATCTTGCAGGGCTAAAGTTGTTTTCCCTTCACCCGTACTGGCTGCAATAATTATCAAATTCCCGTTTCGATACCCTTTGATAGTTCGGTTTATTCCTGAAATAGATGACGCAATACCTAACATCCCGCTTTCAGATCGTTGTATCGCAGACAGTTCATCAATCAATTCTTTACCTGCATCCTGCAATGATTTTTCTTTCATCCCTGCAATGTGCAAGTAGATTTTACTTATACTTTCAGAAACAGTACCTAAAAGCTGTAATTTATCTTCGTCCTCAGATACCGCATTTTTGACGATAAAATGCCCCATCCGATAAAATGTACGCTGTATCCAACTTTCGTTTAAAATAAGGCAGTATTTAACTATTTCTGACGGGTTGCACTTGTATCCAATCAGGCACAAAACATAAACTTCGGTTTCTCTGTCGTTTCTTTCTTTAAAATATGCAGCAACTTTATCATCGAATGGAATTATCCCGTCCCTATGGAATTGAACAATAACATCAAATATTTTGCTGTGCATTTCATTGTAAAAAATGCCCTTTTGTTTCAGGTACTTGAAATGAGAATTAAAGTCGGGAGTATGAAAAAAGAAATACCCCAAAACCGAACGTTCAATGTTGTAGTTGTGGGGTAGTATGGTATGCTCTTTTATATCCGATAACGTAAAGTCGAAAACGTAGGGTTTCTGTCTCATTCTTTGAAAATTCTGTTTAATTCGTTTTTGTCAATCAATCCTCCGTCTGCTGTTGCCACCATTTCAGCAACAGGTTTATTTGTATTCTTTGAAAATTTAGATTGGTTGTTATACCAACGCTTTAGTCTAAGGTTTAAATCAAAAACCTTCTCTGATTCAAAACGCATTTTAGTTCCGCTTTCATTTTTCTCTCTCCAGTAGTTGTAAAATTCTTTTACCATCACTTCCCCATATTCAGGAATAAATGATTCAAGTTTTAGTTGAAACGACTTTAGTCGCTCCTCTATATCTTTTTTTACATTACCATTTACATTTACACTTACAGTTGGATTTCGTTGGATTTCGTTCAACGAAATTGAACGGTCGTTGGATTCCGTTGAACGGTCGTTGGATTTATTTGCTCTTTGTTCAGCACTTTTTGCTCCTGCTAATTTCCTTTGTTCTCGTTGTCCTTCCCATTTCTGCAAGTCTCTTTTAAGCGTGCTTTTAATCTGCTCAAATAAAGCTTTTACTACAAAATCATCTGTCACGGGATTTTCGTCATTAACATAGGAGAAAACGTGTTTTATTAATCGTCCTGCAATATCATCAGGTAAGGAACTAAATGTCCCATACCAATCAGAATAAGCAATGAATGATTTTTTATTTTCTGCCATTGTCTGTTTTAGTTTAAATTGTTCTCAATAATTAAAGGTTCATCTTATATTGGTTGGTTGGGGGGCTACTTTAGTAGTTCGGGATTTTGGTAGATGTTGCCAATAACTTTTATCATAGAAGGCAGAATGCAGTAATCGTTGAAATATGTTTTGTTATCCTTTAAGGCAAACCCGTTGCCTTTGTAAATGATTTCGGTTACATATTCTCCAATCCGCTTAGCCCCTTTTACTTTTACAATGTCCCCTTCGTAAACTTCTGTTCCATTTTCATCTTTACGCCCCGTGTATTGCATTATTGGATATGCACCATTAATGGCATCAATTAAATATGTAGACTTAATTGCATAGTCGTGGTTAATCATTACTCCTTGATAACTATCTTTTGTAGGTGTGTCATCCCAAACTCTAAATTTTAGTTCTCTCATAGCTATTTATTTTTATTGTTTAAGCAATCCATTAATGCCTTTACATCTACATCAGGCAAAGCCCACACCTGCTGCAATTTTCCGCTTGTGTAGTGTGTTTTTCTTGTTCTTGCCTGTTCTTCTGTCAGGATGATTTTATCTTTCTTTTGAAGGTCTGTAAACCGCTTTCCTATCATTTCTGTAGTAAAGTGTTTATTGGGGAAGGTTTCATTGAGATATATTGTAATGCTATCTCTAGTTCCTATACCCATCATTTTGAAGGCTAAAAAAGCCCAATCCTCCATTCTTTCAATGTCTCCATTTTCTTTCTGCTCTCTATAGGCTATTGTTGATGTTTCGATTTGCATTGTTTTAGGATTTTGAAAGTGAATTGATGAATTGGATTTGCTCGTCATTGGTCTTATTGTTAAACAAGGATTCAATCCAGCTTATACTGTCAATTGTGGCTGTTTGAGTGTAACCTTCGCTTATTAAATGAAAATGCTGCTCTTTTGCGTCTTCAATACCTAGTGCTTTTATTGCTCCATCCTTATAATAGATGAATAAAAAATTGTCTTGCATTTTGATTGATGTTTAAGTTGTGAATGAATGGGTTATAAATCCTTTAAGAAGTCGTCAATAAATTTTGAAGTCATTTCATCTTGTTCTTTTGAAACCCGATGAAAAATATTAAAAGAAATGACTTTATTAGACTTCTTTTCGTCAACGAAATCTCTCAAAGATTTGTAGCTATCAGAATTAGAGTATAGGGTAATATTTGTGTCGTTTCTGAAATCATCATCAACACTAAACTTTACAATAAATCTGTGCGTATAATCTTCAAACGGTTCTTTAGAATACTGTACTGTCATATAATTAAATTAAAAAAAGCCCCGACTTATAAGGTGCAGGGCTTTGTGAGTGAATAAATTAAATTTCGGAGGCTAATTTGTAGAAGGCGTTAATGATTAATCTTTCTCTTGCGCCAATTTTTATTATAGCTCCTGTAAGTTGTCCAAATTCTTTCGGGTCGTGAAATTCGGAATAATGATAAAAAACCTTTTCCCCATCATTTTTAACTATTAGCTTTTCTCCGGTATCTTCATTGAGATATTCAATTTTTAATTTCATATTTTGGGCTTTGTGAGTGAATTGAGAGGGGTTAGTTAGGATTTTGTAATCTTTATTCTTGCTTCTTCATTAAGAGCTTCGATATTCTTAACCAGTTTTTTAAGGGTTTTAATATCTGTAAATTGAATAGAGCGGTCTTCTTGCGTTAATTCAATCATTGGGCTATCTACTGAACCCCTGTAATAACAAACGGTTATAGGTAATTCTGCGCCGTCAAAAATGTCTCCCTGACTAAAATTGAATGTCGGGACTGTAATAAGTTGTTGCATAAAATTGTGTTTTTAAATTGTGAGTTCATTCCTTTTTACTGAAAATCTTACTTTAGTCTTAATATTCTCCACTATTAAAACATCATTTGGTGTTTTGTCTTGTTCTTCGAAGTAATCTGATATAATAGTGACAGAATCACCTTGCTTTGAATAATTGCCTTTTGTCTTGCCTTCTGATGGCTTATCTGTTAAGAGGGTTGCCATTATCCGTACAGTTCGCTAATTTTAATAAGCTGTGCAAACTTTAATTTGGGTTGGGTTTCTATTGGTTGCACCCATCCTTCATATTTCCCACGACTATCTTTTTGAGGCTTCATAAATCTGTCGCCATCCCAATACAGCATTTTCTTTGTACCATTAATTCGGTAGTAATTACCTTGTTCCAATAAGGTAGTGTCGGTAATTTTTGGATTCCCGTTATCAATCATAATATTTTAATTTTTTGTGTTAATTGCTTTGTAGGGGTGGAGAGAGAAGCTTTGATGCTTCGATTACTCTGTTGGTGAGAAACAATTTGTCTTCTTTGGGTACTTCAAAGCGAATGATATTGATGTTTTTATACTTTCTGCCTTCAATTAGGAATGGTAAATCATTTTCACGAGCCATTTTAATAAAGTAGTAGTTGCTTAGTTCATCAATTGGCAAATCGTCAATCATTTCAGATATTGCAAGACTTTCAGACTTATAAGGCATATAAACAATCAATTCGGCAAAGTTTACCTGACTGATAATAGCGTTACTTACCAATTGCCAGTAGTACTTTTCTCCGTCTTTATGATTCTCCCGTATCCAGTTTATTGCTTCAATTCCCAACAATCCATCGTATAAAGGTTTTACCAGTTGACAGAAAGACTTTAATGTAAACGGGCATTTAATATCAATTACTGCTGTTTCCCCCGCCTTGTTTAGTCCATCCCTGCTGCCAACCCAATTTGAATATAAGGGGTGTGCAATGGTTTCTTGTGAGCTTAGAGAATAAGATGTAGGCAGAATATCAAAGGCTCGTTTTTCCAGTAGCTTACCCCAAAGAAGCGGACGGGAATTGACTTCATCATCTAAACTCCGTCCTAAGTCACGCTCAAAGTTCTTTTCTTCAATATAGGTGTAAAAAGGCTTCCCGAATGAATCTTTAGTTTTCCCACAGCTAACAAGTGACACAATTTCAGAAGATGTGAAATTCCCAACCCGAAGCATATTTGTTGTGATTGACATTTATAGTTCTTTTAGTTGGTTAAATAATTTTGTGTAACTGGGTTCTTCCTTGTTATTGATTATTCTTTCGGCGTTAACAATATCATCCTTGCCCATAAATTCCCGCTTGATTTCAAATAATGTCTGCAAATCTTCAAAAGAAACGCTTTGCTTTAACAGGGTTGTGAAGTCGAATTGCTCTTTATGATTCAGATCGCTGCCAAATAATCGCCCGAAATGGTCACAGGCATCTTTAATGGCTTTTGATTTTGCAATAGGTAAAGCCATTTCAACTGCTGATTTGTTTACGTTTGACATATCCAGTTTAAGACTGCCAGTATCTTTTTGCGTTTGAAGCTCACAAGCACCTACCCCATCGTTAAAATCCCATTCCTTTGTAACGGGGTTTTTATAATGTACTCTTACCTGCACTTCTACTGCATTGAAAAGTATTCCTGTTTTAAGAACTTCAATCTTGTAATGGTTAAAGATTCTTTTCAGCAAGTATTCAATTCGTCCAATAGGCAGGTATTTGTAATCTCTTATGTACGGGTGAATCTTAACCCATTCCGCAGGTGGCGGCTGATTAAGCAAAACCATTAACTGATTTTCCTTTATACTTTCGGTTGTATCATCAACTATTTCTTTTAATGACGGCACACGAAAAGCGTTGTTTTTTGCAACTTGTGTCATTTTCTTATCTTTGTTTTTTTGGATTAATAATTAAGACCTGATGTTACGGTCAGGGCTTTTACATTTGTTCTATTTCTTTGCGGACGGATTATAAACTGCCAAGCCTATCGCAAAATCTCTCAACTTCTTCGTCAGTCATTTCAGTATTTACATCCTCAATAACTCTATCAACTATTTTATCCCAATATATTTCTCTTATTCTCCAATCGGGCGAATCGTCATAATGGCTATCTCCGTTTTTTGTATAATGGTCTAGCCAATGGTTAATCATATTTTCTAAATCAGCATCAGAAAATTCGCTGCATACAAGGTCTTTTTGTTCTTCGTTTTTCATTATGAAATAGCTTTAAGGGGTAGAAATGATAAACCAGCGTCTAGGATGTAATTGTCAGGCATTTCGTCATCAACTGGATACCTTTCTTTTTTAAATTCCTTATCCAATTCTGCCCTAACCCGTGCAATCTCATTTATGATACCTTGCATATCCATTTTAAAAACTTCTTTCAGTAAATCATCTGAAAATCCTTGCTCTACCTTTTCTTCCATCTTACCTCTTTTAATGTAAAGGCAATGTAATTCGTATTGTTTGTCGTCTGTATGTACCATTGTTTTAGTTTTTTGAGTATTTACGTTTAGATTTCTTATTGAAGTATTCAGGATGCAAGGCTGTAACTATTAAACCAATTACCCCGTTTAGCCAAATGGCTGCTAGTATTATCCAAAGGAGTATCATAATGTTAGGGTTTTGGCGGGATTGGCATCCAATGAGTAATATTATTTTGTTGATTAAGCGACCCACTTCTTATCCATCTATCTAAATGCTTATAATAAACCCCACTAAAAACATTGTCAGGGTAAAGCATAGATGTATCCATAAAAAAAACTTTCATTGTATTTTCAGGCAATATGTCTTTTACGCTTATCCATTCTTTTATCATATCGTTTTAAGTTTTTGATGATGAAAAATGCCGTCAGTAAGTTCTTTTTCTGCGGCTTCTATTTTGTTTTTTTTTGTACTGCTCTCCAACATTTAGGGCTGCAATAGATTTGAACGTTGTTTCTTTTAAGGTCAGGCTCAAAAGTGTTGGAGCATTCAGGATTTCCGCAGGGTTTCATAGATTAAGGGTTTAGTTCTGTTGCAGATTTGTCAATTGCTAATCCTTTTTCAATAAGCCCGAATACATCAAAATGACATTCAAATAACTTTTGGAACAACTCAAACTTATTTAATCGGAGTTGATTATTTGGTGTGTCGTGCTGGTCTATGTGTCTAGTTGAAAACCTGAAATCTTGCTGCCATTCAAAGTCCATACTAAAACCATAAACAAAAACTTCATCTTTTACGGTTAATCCAAAATCGTTGTAATCCCAGCCGTGCATAACAAAGTTTTGAAGTGATTTGTCCGGCGAGCCAAATATTTGCGTATACGCTATCTCGAAAAGTTCAATAAGTTGGTCGCTTGTAAGGTCAGAAAGTGGACGAAGGATAGGATAGAATTCGTTCCCGTTATAAAAAGACTTTAGCCCCTGCTGCATTATCCCAATGTGGGCAACCCAATAATCATTAAAAAATGAAAGCCTTTTTATTTTACCAATCTTCAGCCCTTTAACTATTTGTGGTTGAGGGTGTGAATCTAAATACCCTGCTGAACTTAAAGAATTTTTAAATTTAGTATTCCATTCTTTTAGATCTTTACCATTCGTAATGCCTTCATATTGGCATTTCAGCCCGTAAGGCAAATAAGGGGCGATATGTTCTAACAAAAGTTTGTTTTCCATTACGATGCAAGTGTTTGAGGTGAACAGATAGAACCGATTGATTGAAATATTGAATTCCACGGGTCACGGCTTTTTGGTGGGTTTGGGAAATCCCGATAGTATCCAAACAAAAATTCACTTACAAGGGTTTCAAGCTCCGAATAATCCAAACAGATAGCAACAGGGCTATAATCATATTTGTAATCAGGATTGCCTTTAAACTGCATTAAAGTAACCCTGTATGTATCTTCGTCCTCTGATTCAAGTTCAATAGTCCAAACACCGACTATTAATTCTTTGTATTCACCGCCAACTAGCTTTTTAGCTTTAATTGGATGTTCAAATGATGTGTGTCTTTTCATAACTTTGATTGATTGTTTAACTTTAAGTGAAATGATTAGCCTTGCCTGACCGCAGGGCTTTTTTAATGTTTGCCGTCTTCATAAGAGCCGATTAATAAATTTGGCACAACTCCCGTATCATTTGTTTTAGCCATTGATTCGTCATAGTTGAACTCGGCTACCATTTTATAGTCGTGCGAATATCCTTTGCCGAAGTCCTCAACAATTAAATAGGCATCAAACTTTATTAGCAGTTCTTTCAGTTCCTTGTGGAACAACTGTTGTTTTTCTTCGGGTGTCATATCAAATTATTTAAAGTGAGTTAAAACAAAAACGGCAATCAGAACAAGTCCAACTGCCGCAATAAAATCTGTGCTAGTAATGTGTGATATTGTCTTTCTGGTCATTGCTAGGGGGTTTTTAATATTTTGATGTGGGTTTCTGATTCGTCTATTTCAATGTCACACAGACTTCCCAATTCCATAGAACTGAAATCATTTCCGTTAAAATCAATTAGCTTGTTTAATGAGATAACGTTTTTATAGTTTTCTTTGTCCCATAGCTTTTCAAACCACTCGCTACCAAGATTATTAATTGTAATGCTAAAATCTTGTGGCGTATCCCATCCCTGCGGATTTACATATACCCATCCATCACCATTTTTTATAGGTTCGTTAGTGATTATTAGCGGCGTTTCTAATAGTAATAATTGTGCTTTTTTCATAAAAATTGTTTTTTGTTTTTAAATAAGTGAGTGAAAGAATTTATAAGCGTTATCATCATTAGAAGCGCAATACCTTAATAGTTGCTCTTGCCCTATTGATTTAAGAGAATTAAAATTCCCCATTGCGTTAATATGTAGCCCTGCATTAAATGTTTGAACCATTTGCGTAAATAGCTGTTCTACACTTTCGCAGTTTTCTTCTTCTGCCAGTTGTCTTGCTGTCTTGCTCATTGTTGGAGGGGGTGAGACGTGAATATTAATTGTATGGTCTTGTATCGATTGTGACTTTTATATCTTTGAATCTAGCCTCCAGGTCCTCTCTTTCGGATTCCTTATAATCCCCCAGATAAACGACTTTGCCATCTACGAGTAGAGCTCTTCCCCATCGATTTTCTTTATTATATTCAATGTGGCTTTCGAGCCATTCAGAATCAACACCATTCACCTTGTAATCTCCGTTCCGATAAACTCCGATAGTTGTATGTATCATTACATTAAATTTTGTTTGTTAATAAAAAAACCTTCTTTAGATAGGGGGATTAAGAATTGATTATTGCTTCAATAATATTTTGAATGCTTTTGGGATTGTCAGTAACGCACAAACAAGTTTCGCCACTTTCGCCCCCAATCCACAATTCAACTTTTACCGCTTGCATTCTAAACCGTAAATAGGCATCCCCTTCGATATTTGCGTGAGCGTCTGAACTGTGGAAATATTTAACCATATCGTTTTTGAAGTATTTATATAAAATCTCTTCCATTGTAGTTAGCTCTTTATTTTTGGTAAAATATCTGTATCAAAATCTACAGAAAACAGTTTTTCAATTGTGTATACGAATTCAGATAACCTTGCTCTTGCAACAGCTAAACATGCTGAACTTTCGTGTGTATTTTTATTGTAAAATTCAGTACACGAATCTTTCAGTAGTTCATGTTCTTGTTGTATAAACTGTAATTGTTCAAATGATAATTCCATAATTCTTGCAGCCTTAAAGCGGCTAACTGTTTTAGTTGAGTTTAAGTAAATTTTTATCGACAAAAGAAATTGAAATGTCTGTCCCATTTGAAAGCTTATATGTTTCTCCTAGCATTGAATAATCCACAATAACAAGGGTGTCATTCCCGACAATAACCTTTTGTCCTACCTTGTTAGATACTTTGGCTTCAATTTTATTAATGCCATTTACACAAAAAGCCATCATACCAATGCAAATAACAATGGCAACAACAGCCCCGATAATTAATCCTTTCATAATTGTTTGTTTTAGTAAGTAAAAAGAAGCGCCTACCATCAGCAACGAACTGAACGAATCCTCTTTGGTAGGCTATATTTGATGCAGTCAAGTCTTTCAACTATTATTTACGGCTTTT